TGAACCCATTGATAAGTAAGAAGTCATTAAGTGAGCTACTTTCTCAGGAATGTAGTTTACTTCTGTTCTTACTTCAGAGCCAACGCCTAAGCCCATTGATGATTTGTGCCATGCGATTGTGTGTCTGTCTGTTGAACCAGATGTATCTAGTCCAGAATGTACAAATACTAAGAATCCTAAGAACTTCTTAGCTGTGTAGTTCATACCAGCAAAAGGTAATTCGTTAGAACCAATGTATTCCATTCTTGACCATTGATCGTCATCTAATAAGTTTGACCATTGGTTTGGCCCAATAGCCCAATAACGCTGACCATCATCTGGCACATCATTTGTACCAAATAAGGCTTGCATTTCTTGGAACTTATCTACGTTCATGTCTGTTGCTACTGTACCACCCTGTGCACCAGCATTGTTTGCTAGTGTTGTAGCAGAGGACATAGCATCTGTTAAGATACTATCAGTCTTACGACCAAGAGCATAAGCTGCATTATTTGCAATTACTGCTCTTTCGTCAATATTGGTTTTCAGCTCATCTAACTTATCGACATAGTCTGATGCATAGTAATCAGCAAGTGTTGCTGTTACATTTGTGTGTGAAATGTTCATCGCTACAACCTCAGCGTGTCTAGCTTTAGTTGTTGCTTCTCCTGTTCCTACTTTTTGGAACTTGACAGATTCACCTGATACACCATTAACTACTCGGACTAAGTTTTTGAGTTTACTACCCATTCTCTGGTATGCCATATGTACTTCAGCTTCAAACTGAGTAATAAAAGCATTATTTATAGTTGCACTCATTTTATCTCCTTTGAGTTATTTGTTTATATGTAAAAAGATTATCTCGTTTGGAAGCAATCGTTATCCTTAGATAAGGGCGATCCTAATGCCATCTGAGGTCTTATATGCAATCACTTACATAAAAACACCTAAGATTCAACGCACAAATTTAAATGATTTAATATTTTCTGTAGGAATTACAGTTGTATCGCCAATATCCGTATCATTGTAGGACATATAAACTATTGTGGCGTGTTTATTTTTTTCTAGTAAATAGCCTTCTGTAGTATTTATAGCTGGTTTATATTCTTTAGCTTCTGTAGGAGAGAGCCATTCAGCATGACTGATAGCATCTCTCCAAAGTATTTTAACTCTTTTACGCTTTTTTTGCGTATTTTTCGTATAGGTCTGAGACTTTTTTGATGTATGCTGGATCTTTTGCTCCATCTTTCCAATACCTTTCATCAGCCATCATTGATCTAAGATCAAGGGGATCAAGTTGTACATCTATTTTTGTTTCAGTAGTTGGTATAGGAGCATCTTTATTTAAAGCCATAATTTCTTCTATTGCTTTTACTCCTTCAGCTGTACTAGCCATATTAGCTATAGCTGCATAACTACTTTCACTTAGATTTTTTTTTGCCCATAGATCAGCTGATTCTATTCTTTGTGTAGCATTTTCACCTAATAGATTTAGTTGTGTATCTCTATCTGGTAATCCAGCTATTTCATTTTGTACAAATGCTTCTATACCTCTATTGAAATCTTCATTACTAAGACCTTTTGATCTAGCTGTTTCTTCCCACCATTTCAATAATGGTTGTTCTGGATCAACATCTATTTGAACACCATCTGGTAGTTCAGGCATTACCATTTCATACTTTTCAGGTGCTTGACCACTAATATCAGCTAATACTTCTTCTCTAATAGTTCCAGCTAACTCCTCAGTTCTTTGACCTAATTTTTTTTCTAATGCTTTGTAAGAAGCTCCAAGCTCCTCAACATTTACTTCATTAAGATCACTGTTCCAAAACTTTTCAGGAACATAAGATGGTATCTCTGTTTCCGTACTAGCTTCTGTATTTTCAGTTGATTGATCTTCACTCATTTACTGTACCTCTTTTTGATTTGCTTTTAATTAATCCCACTATCCATCTTTGTCCTTCTAAATGCCATAGCGTTTGGTCATTCATTTGTGGTGAACAAAATGCGTTGATGGTTAGTGATTCCAAATGTTCCAATACTTTTTTGCCATCAGGCTGATTAAAAACAGAAGCGTAAACTTTATCTATGTCTGTTGTTTCTGTTTTATTGGACTTCTTGGTTTGTAGTTTCTCCCAACTCATTTGGTTGGATATTAGCCTGTTGTTGTTGTGATTGCAACCTTGAAACTAGTTCTTGTTGTTCTTCCGCAGTTCTTACTAATTTTTCTGGTAAATTCATTTTGTCTACTAAATATCTAGCTATTTCATCTTGTTTGACCACCATGTTTAACATTTGTGGCCCAAAAGTAGTTCCCAATATTTCAGAGAATCTCATTACATCTGCAATATCTTGTTGATGTTGTGCTTTAGATAATGGTGAAGTAGATACTACTTTTACTTCTCTGTCATTAACTGTTGGAATTTGAATCTTACCTTGTTTTGTTAATATTCTAATTACCCTTCTTAATAAGGGTGTAACAAACTCTGATTGTAATCTTCCGAATGATGATCCTATTTGTCGTGATAGATCAGACATTCTTTCTGCTACTTCAGTAGCTGACATTGGTGTACCTTCAGGTCTACCTAATGTTTCCATGTATAAAGCCTTTTTAATATTTGCTCTCATATCTCCTAAGATTAACTGAGCTACATCAAACCTACCAGCTGCTGGTAGTGCTTGTAATCCTCTGCTGTTTGGTGCTACAGGGATTAGACTACCGGGCTGTAGTGCAATATTTTCTGGATTTATTACTCCATCATCTTCAAAAGTATAGATACCAGATATACTCATTTGAGCATTTTGTAAGATGAGTTCTACTGTTAAGTTTGTAGTTTTAATTGCAGCCATAGCATTAAATACTGGGCCACGACCATAAACTTCTCCTGATGCTTTATTCCATCTAAATGCAATATAAGGATTTGCACCTACTCCTTTTAGTTCTTTTTCTAAAATCATTTCTTGCATTTCCATACAAACTACACAGTATTTATATATTTCTTCGTTAGGCTTATCGTAAACTTTGAAAACACCTTCTACTACTTTTGCTTTAGCATGACCATCATCTGAAATCTTCTTTAACATTTCTGGCGACATTTCTGCTTTGGGGTATGCAGCCATAAGACGATTGTAATTAATGTATCTAGTTCTAAAGATTGTATCTATTTTATTATCTGGCCCATTGTTAAGCATTACTCTTGGTAGAGGTATTGCTTGGAAGTTTATAGGATTAAGACTATCACCTTCTTCTACTAGAAGAACAGCTGTTCCAATAGCTAAGTCCATAAATGCTTCATGTACTTCTTGATTAAAGTTTGAACCACCCAATACTTCAAACACATATTCAGTAATAGCATCTAGTTGTTCATTAACTAGTGGTATTGCTTCATCAGGTATTTCTGAACCAGCTTCAAAGTTTGCCCAACGACCATATGTTGGAACCATTCCAGCTTGTAGTCTTGAAGCAAACTCTTGAATACCTACTACAGCTGTTTCGTCAAATATTTTATCTGTTCTTCTTTCTCCTATTGTTTCTTCGTAAAAAGATTCTCTTTGAGGCATTGTATATTCATATGCTTCTTCGTATTTATCTTTCCAATGATCAAAAATGTATTCAGCATCTCTAAACTTTTTTATAAAGGAAGCTACTCTAGGATCGTTGCCTGAGTATGGTGCATCATCTTGAGGATAAGGAATATATGGCATTAAAAGTTACCACTCGATTTCATTGAACCTAAAAATGTTTTTGCTGATGTAACTAGAAATTTTCTGTTAGGGCTACCAGCTTCTCCACTCTTAGCTAATGCCTGAATCCTTTTTAAAGCCTTTTCATCACCTTTTTGTGCTTCATTAAAATCAGCACTCATTTGCGCAGTAGTTGTAATATTCTCACTTGTTTGATTTTTACTTGATGTAATTGTTTGATTATCTACACCTTTTCTTGCACCTGACATATATTCTCCAACATACTTGCTGTATGGTTTTTTACTAGCATAATATGCTGCACTAAAAAATGAAGGCATACCACTTAATCCTGTAGCTATTGCTCCAGCTACTTTAGTAAACAGTTGTTGAGATTCATACATCTGTCTTGACAAAGGTATTGGTTCTCTTTTAGATGCTTGATATGCTTCTCTAGCTTGAGAAGTAAATGTTAAACCTTTATCTGTTTGAACTCCTGTTGTAAAAGATCCATTCTTTTGCATAGTGCCTAAACCTTGAGATGCTAAGTATTCATTTCTAGCTTGTTGATATTCACTACCATACATTTGATTTGAACTTGTTGTTGAAATAAAACCAGTAGGGCTTGTTGATGCTCCAGTAACTGGCCCAGCTACTGTAGTTCTAATCCCTAATTTTTCTTTAGCATATTGATCTGCTCTAATACCCTGTACTACTGCATTAGTCTTTGCAGATTTATTAGACATTCCACCTTTACTAGCAGAAGATCCTTTTTCACTACTCAAATTTCTTCTCCATCTCTAAAAAATCCTTGCATACCAGATTTAGAAAATAAACTTCTTGATCCTAGCATACCTTTTGCTTTTCTTTTCTTTGTTTTTATATCAATAGCTTCTAATCTTGCTTTTTCTTCTTCTTCGAGTTTTTTCTTTCTTTCAATATCTTCTCGTAATGCTTTATCAGCTGGAGTTTCTTTATATTTTGTTGATCCGAATAAGTTTCCCATTATAATTCTATTTCAGAATATCCTTCTTTTTTCAACGCACAATATAATTGATGTGGTGTAAATATCCACCATTTATTATAACCTATGATTCTTTGAACATAACTCACACAGCTGTGTTCTTTAATCCATGATCCCATAAAGCTAGGAAAACCAGTCTTTCTTTTCTCCATATCTCCTTGTAAGACTACTCCATTTTTCATTCTAATCATTCTAAAGAACGCTTCAGCAGTATCATCATCTATTGTTTCTACTAATAATTGTCCAAATATATACTCTAATATTATCCAATGTTTGCTTGTTGGATCATAACTAATAACTCCACAATGCTTAAATCCTTTTTTAAATATTTTAGTGTGTCTATGACCATCTTCGTTTTCAAAGAAATAAACTAAAAACTTGATCTGCTTTGCCATACTGATTTTTTCTTTTTCTTGTCAAAAATATTCCAACCTCTAGTTTTAACAACTGCACTAGGGGTAGCTTTACCTACTGTAAGCTGTTTACCTTCTCCAGCACCCATTAACATATACTGTAAAGCATCATGGACATGAGAATATTTATTTTTATTTGGCTTTTCATCATAACGATCTCCTGATGTTTGGATTCTTCTGTAATGATAGCCACCATTAAATCCTTTTTTAAGATTCACACAGCTATTGTTTAGTAAAAATCCAGACTTACCCTCTACTAACCTACCCAATGCTGTTTCTACAGCTTCTATACGCAGAGAAACGTCATTACTTGGAGCTGGTCTAGCCCTAATTCCCTGTGCTCTCATAATTTGGAATGGAGTAGCTTCATCTGTTTGCACTCTAAAATCTCCAGCTGGATCACCATAGATATCTATTGTTAATCCTTTGTATGTTTTTGCTATTTCGTGTTTTAGTAATTCAGTAAATCTAACAATACCCATATCAAAACAAACTAACTCTTGTAAGATTATCCATCTACCACTTGTTAGCTTCTGACCAAAGACAGCTGCTGGTGTTAAACCAAAGTCTACACCAATAAATACATCTGTAGGAAATGGTGTAATAGGTTCTTTGCTTAAATGTATATCTTCATTCCAACTTGGATATACAGGTTTGCCTTCTTCTAGTGATCCTAGTCTGTTCATTACATAAACATCTATCCATCCTTTTGTTTTACCTTTGACTATGTTTTCATAGTAAGCATCTGTAATATATTTTTTGTTTTCACAGTCTGGATTGCGTTCATATCCTGTAAGTTCACCCTTATCATTTTTTTTTTCTAATAATGCAGAAGGTTGTGTATGAAAACTCCAGTTATCTGGTTTAACTAACATTAATGCTTCTTCTCTGGATATATGATCTGGCACTGGTACATCACCAGCCATGACTGCCCACCAATGATCTTCTTCAGGTGCGTTGGTATCTGCTATAACTCCATACCATGATGCACCACCATCACGCATACTAGGGTATCTGCCTACACGCATAGTACAAGCATCAATGATTGACTTGGGTAATTCTCTTGCTTCGTTTACCCAGATACCAGTTAGTTCTAATGATAATAGTTTTTTAACATCTTCAGGTCTATCTAATGCAAGAAAGATAACTTCTAAGTCTGCATCACCAATAGTAATCTGATGTGTATAAGGAACTGACCAACGAAATGGCCCAAATGTATTTTCTGGAAACCAATCCAGCCATGTTTTAATTGTTGTAGTTTTTAATTGAGGGTTCGTGTTTCTGATAACAGCCCAACGAGATTTTCTTCTTCCGTCATTACCTTTAGACTGCTGAAGTGCCCTTCTAAATATTTCAACACAGCAAGCAACTGACTTACCGCTTCCAACTGGGCCTCGAAGTCCTCTAAAGAAATCGTCTGATTTAAGAAAGCCTCTAAGTGTTTGTCCATCTGGCTTATAATTGAACTCCATTATTTAACTTTGGCAATATGTTCAACTAAAAGTTTCTCCCTAACACTTGGCCCTAATGATTCAATCATCTTATCAGCCTCTTTATCAGTTAAGAACTCCTCTGGCAAGAACTTTAAATGTACCTTCTTAACTATTTTTCTTAATCTTTGTCTGTCTTGATACGATAGAGGAAACTGTTTTCTATTTTCTAAACTTACTTCATCATCAATATTGGTCATCAACACTTCCATTTCCGAAGGGCTAGTGCCTTCCTTGTTGGTCTACCCTTAGAATCTTTCATTGGGCCTTTTACTCCACCCATTCTAGCACAAAAACTTTTTCTTCTTTTAGCTGCTTTAGAACCTCGTTTAACTTTACCTGTAACTGGTGGTTTTAATTTAGAACCTGTAGTACGATTGAAGTAATCTCTACCAGCTTGGTTAAGTCCACCTGTAGGATTCTGATGTTTTTTAGCTACCATTAACTAAACTTTCTATAAGCAGCAGTTACTTTTTCTTTGGCTTTTTCATACTCATTTTAACACCTTTCTTCATAGCGTCTTTCTTAGCTGCTCTCATTCCAGCAGCAGAATATGGGTATGTTTTTTTTCCGACCTTAGGCATTTGTTT